TAGATTAAATCGAAGGGAATACGGGTTATGCCAGAAACCACAATCAAAAGGGCCAGAAAGGCCGCTAAGGCGCCTCCAGACATCAAGAAGAGGGATAAGGTAGTCGCGCCCGCAAAAACGCCTACAACGCCCAAACAAGTCCCAATTGGTAGACCAGTAGAGTTCACAGATGCTATAGCAGACGAGATATGTTGGAGACTAACTCATGGTGAGCCATTGGTGCAAATATGTAAGGATGCCCACCTTCCGCACGTCGCAACAATCTATCGTTGGCTGATTCGGTTCCCAATCTTCTGCGATATGTACGCACGCGCTCGTGAAGATCAGGCTGACACAAACGCTGACCAGATTCTCCAGATTGCCGATGAGAAACCGCCTCAGTTTAAGGACGACAAGGGGCGAATCTACCTCGACCAGACTTTCATCCAGTGGCAGAAAAACCGCATCGATGCACGCAAGTGGACATCCGCCAAGTTAAAGCCACGCAAGTACGGTGATCGATTTGCTGTTGAAGGCGTAGAGGGTGGGGCGGCCATCAAGACCGAGGACACTGGGGCCAACAAGTTCCTAGAAATCATCAAAAACATGGAAATGACCAAACGTGGTGGTTAAAAAGTATTACAAATACAATCGCTTGGTGTCGAAAAACACGGGTTTATACAGCCTGTGTTGGGCTTGAGTAATACTTATGTTAGCAGAACTACTCTCAGACCCAGAAGTTCAGGCTGAATTCAACGCCAAGCCAGAGCACGACCGCATTGCCTACATTGCTCACGCTGAGTGGATAGCCAACGCGCACAAGTACCAGATACCGCCGCCGCTCGAGATGGATTGGACGGTCTGGGCCTTGATCGCAGGCAGAGGAGCGGGAAAGTCCCATGCTGGTAGCCATGCCCTATGGTGGTGGTGTTGGACGCACCCAAAGAGCCGAGGGCTTGTTTTGGCGCCGACTTCCAATGACATCAAGTTCACCTGCTTTGAGGGCAAATCAGGATTGCTGGCCAACATCCCCCCAGAGTTGGTGGCCAAGTACAACAAACAAGACCACGAGATCACGTTGGTGAACGGCTCCAGCATTCGCGGTATCAGTGCCGACAGTTACGAGCGCTTACGGGGGCCGCAGTTCCATTGGTGCTGGGCTGATGAGCTGGCCGCTTTCCAATACCTTGGAGCTGGCGAGGCATGGGACATGATGATGATGGGCCTGCGGCTGGGCGACCAACCTCGCGTGATTGTGACCACAACGCCGCGCCCCAAGGATTTGATCCTTGACCTGATAAGCCGTGAGGGTGACGACGTGGTAATCGACCGCGCCAGCACCTATGAAAACAAGGCCAACCTAGCGGCCAACTTCAGCAAGCAGTTAGAGCAGTACAAAGGCAGTAAGCTCTATGAACAAGAGGTGCTCGGATTGGTGGTCGATCTTGAGGACGGCAAAGTGGTCTCAAGGGATATGTTCAAGATGTGGCCAGCAGGTCGCCCCTTCCCTAAGTTCGAGTACGTCGTTCAGAGTTACGACTGTGCCTACACTGACAAGGAATACAACGACCCTACTGCCATGACCACTTGGGGTGTGTTCAAGCCGCAGGATGGGCCTATGAGCGTGCTCTTGATCGATTGTTGGGCAGAGCACCTAACCTTCCCTAAACTCAAGGAGCGGGCGCAGGATGAGTGGAGGGTGTCCTATGGCGAGGGCAAAGATGCCAAGCGGCCTGACTTGATATTGGTCGAGGAGAAGGCGGCGGGGCTGTCGCTCATTCAAGAGTTGCAAAAAGCCCACTTGATGGTGCGGGGATATAACCCGGGCCGCGCTGACAAGATGCAACGCCTACAGATCACGGCGGCCATTTTTACAGCCAAACGTGTCTGGCTACCCGAGTCCGAGGTGCACAAGGGCTATGTGAAGGATTGGGCCGAGGGGTTCCTGTCCCAGATATGCGCCTTCCCTGATTCCCAACATGACGACTATGTGGACTCAGCCACTCAGGCCATGCGATGGCTCAAAGACATGGGGTGGCTCGACATTGACCCTGAGCCAAGGTATGATGACGACGACGACTACTACGATGCCCAGCCTGCGCGGGTCAACCCTTATGCGGTGTAACTATGCCTGACTATTCAAAACTTCCCAAAGGTCTGACTAGCTTATTGAAAGGGGCTGAAAGCGCCGCCCCTGCTGTCAATCGTTTGGACATGAACTTCAAGGACGTCACCAAGCGCATACCCGAATTGACCGACGCCGCCAACATGGTGGCTCGAGGCGAGATGACCGCAAGCCAATACGACTCATTGGTGCGCAAGTTAAAACCAGTAACACCCTATGACTTTGTGCCCCAGCCTGCGACGTCTGAGGACGCTATGCGTGCCCTTAATGAGGCCAAGCGACCTATGTTTGGCAAGACTGGCGAGATGACAGCGGGTGAGCAGGCCGACCTGAGATTGGACATCCCAGCTTACAAAGACCACGGTGTGTGGGTAAACTCAATCCATCGCAAAGACCAACCAACTGTCTACGGCTCGACATCGTCAGTGAAGAACGCAACCATGATCGGTGCGCCTGACAAAGCGCTCAAGGTGGCTCAGGGTGGCCCTAAGGCTCCCTTTGCTGTGATCCGTGGTGACTGGAACCCTATGGATGAAAAAAAGGCCATCAAGAACGCGCAGAAGTATCTTGATCACCCAGATTGGAAACAGGTCGGTTATGACCCAGAGCGTCACGGTTACTTCTATGATCGATCAACAATGGCCCCAGTGATTGGCGCTGATGAGGTCATTCAGATTGGCCCATTGGTGTTGGCAAAGAAGCCCAAGTATGGAAACCCTGACGACTTCCCTTTTAAGAATGGTGGCGCTATCCATATGCAAGTTGGCGGCTTAACAAAGATAGCTCAGTTAGCCAAGGGAGCAAAGAAAGCGGTTCCAGAAGTTCCGTTTTCGCGTGGTGTGAAGACGCTGTCAAAAGAAGAAAGCGACGAGAATCTGCGCAAGATGCTTGATTCAAGCAGGATCAAAGAGAAGCTATATCACGCAACGCCAGAGGACATCAAGTTCTTTAAACCGGGAGGTCTCAACCCTAAGGTAAGCGGTGAAGCTGTTTGGTTGTCCAACGACCCAAGGCGAACACCAGCCGCGCACAACATTGGAACCTATGACGACCCTAAACAGGGTGTAAACGTCATGCCCGTTTATGTGCAAGCCAAGAACCCAATGGTGATTGACGACGAGTCCATGTTGAAATGGGCGAGAGATGTTTATGGCGAAGGCAGTGCTGAGTTTCCTTACCTTATGCCAAAGAAATGGCGTGAAGAGGTTATGAAAGACTATGACAGCATTGTGTTAGCTGATCCGTACAAACGAGGTGACTCGCACGAAATTATTATGTTTGAACCAGAAAAGATTAAATCGGCAATTGGTAATCGCGGGACGTACAATACCGATACGGCAGACATTACCAAAGCAAATGGTGGCGCAATTAAGATGCAAGTAGGTGGCCTAAGTAAACTTGCTAAAGGATTGATGCCAACTGCGCGTATTGGATTGCCAGCCCCCGAGATCATTGTCCCTAGCAAATTAAGCAACGTCCAAGAGGCTGTCCGCAAAATGAAAGGCAACTACGGCGCAAGGCGTGTTGAGCGTGCGGCTGACGAAATACCTAATCTTGATAAGTTGTACAAAGAAGAGGCGCTTAAACAGGCATTCCTTGGTGATAACGCCAAGGCCGTAATGACTATGAATCCAAAGGATTTTGAAAAATATGCCGCGCCTCTTGATCCTCGTTTTATGGATGCCAATTCAACGCGATACACCACAAGTGGCGAGCGATTAACTTATCCTGATTACATGAGCGAATATTTGCCAAATGTTGGAGCGTTTAATGATGTGCCATTTTTAGAAATAAACAAAAAAATACAGGGATTATCAATACCACCATTTATTTCTGGCCATGAAGGTCGTCACCGTAATCGTGTGATGGCAAATAAAGGTGAAGAGGCTGGTCTTGTGCTATTAAATCCGCGTACTGAATTGCGCGAACCATTTCCTCGTCGCAGTCAAGAAGAATACATTGAGGCGCTTAAAAAAGAACTTGAGATGACTGGCAATAAAGTTGTGCCAGAAAAAAATTTTGAACAGAAAGATATAAAAAGACCAGCAATAGATTTGCCAGACATCTACGCAAAAGGCGGAGCTATCCATATGCAAGTCGGCGGACTAAGCGCATTGGCAAACATAGGCAAGGCCACAAAGGCTGGTTCTAAAGTAAACGCCGCTAAAAACGCTCGAGCGTTCAGTGACAATATATTGCAGTCGACTACCAACAAGATGATGGAAGACTTGATGGCGGCTAACCCTAAGTTGACGCCAGAAGTGGCATTTAAAAAAGCAAGCGAACAAGCGGAACGTAAGTTGACGTGGGAGAG